AGCGGCCAGATCACCCACTACGTCCACGTCGCGCGGTGCCAGGAGTGCGGCAACCAGACGGTGAACGATGAGCCCGCCGAGTCTCCGAACATGACGCGGAGTTTCGAGGAGACGGTGAGCGGCGGCGAGCGCGTCACCCGCAAGTCGCGGCGGGGCGAGCCGATCGGCCCGCCGGCCGGCGCGATCCGCGGTGCCTAACGCGATCGGCATCGGCCGCAGAGTAGGCGGCGTCCTCGCCGGCTCGCTGCCCAACCCGACGTTCGAGCAGATCCGCAGCGGGACGACGGCGCAGCGCGGCGACCCCGCCTCCTACCTCGGCCGCCTCTACGCGGACAGGACGACGCTTCAACTCCTCCAGAGCGACGGGACGAGTTGGAACGTCATCGCCGGATAGCCGGCGTAACGGCCTACCTCTTGCCGTGTGGTGGCCGACCCGCGGCTATGCCGCCGCGCCTCCACGCCGACCGCCTCAACGCTCTCGAACTCCAGGTCGACCAGCAAGACGCGCGGATCCTCGAACTTGAGGCGGCGATGGCGATCCTCCTCGCCGCGCCCAACTGGACTGACCTCCCCGCACCCCCGGCCGAGGAGGCGGCATGAGCCGCGCGACGATGGCACCGCTCATCCTCCGCGTCCGCCAAGAAGCCGGCGACCCGCTCACGAGCGTCTTCACGGACGACGACTTGCAGCAGGCGTTGGAGGAGCACAAGTTCGTCGCCGTCGACCTGCCGCTCGAACCCGTCTGGGCGCGCGACGGGTCGGTACCCCAGTTCTGGGCTCCGATCGGATATTGGGAAGGCGACGGAGACGGCACCATCCCCACCTTCAAGTCCTCGTCGCTCGCGCCGCTGACGGCGACGACGACGGATCTCATGTCGGGCGTCTTCACCTTCACCGGAGCGCAGCCGCCCGTCTACATCACCGGCTCCGCCTACGACCTGTACGCCGCCGCCGCCGACATCTGCGAGCGGTGGGCGTCGAAGCTCGCGCGCGCGTATGACATGTCGGACGACAAGATCAGCCTCTCCAGGTCGCAGATGGCCGCCGGCTTGCGCGACCAGGCGCGGCTGCTCCGCCAAAGGGCGTACCCGAACACGATCCAGACGGGGCGGGGCGACATGGGGTCGGGGAACGTGCGTCCGTACGGAAGCTGGTAGCCGGTGTTGGAGCAGTGGGAACTCGACGCGGCCCGCGCGGATGTGCAGGACGTGATGCCCGACTCGTGCCAACTCCAGACGGCCGCGCTCACGAACGACGGCCAGCTCGGCCGCAACGCCAGTTGGAGCACGGTGGCGACGGTTGCGTGTCGGCTGGTGGAGATCAAGCCGGGCGTCCGCATCGGCTACGAGAAGTTGGTCGGCAGTCGCTTCGAGGCAACCTTGCTGTGGAAGCTCATCCTGCCCTACGGAACCGTGGTTGGTGAGGGGCAGCGCGCCATCGTCAGCGGGCGGACGTTCATGGTGATCTCAGTCCCCCAAGCCATGTCGGATCGCCTCACGGTGGTTGCGATCGTGGCGGAGCAGGACGCCCAGTAGTGGGGATGACCGTCGAGACGAGGGTGGAGTGGAACGGCGCGCCCGAACTCGTCGCCGCGATGAGCGAGGCGGTGCATGAGGCGACGCAGGACGGCGCAGCATTGACGAAGCAGTGGATCGTCGCGATGGGTGCCGTCGACACCGGCAACATGCTCAACTCGGTTGACGGCCATCTCGCCGCGCCCGGCGAGGGCGGCCCGCTCGTCGGCAAGATCGAAGTCCAAGCGCCGTACGCCGTCTACGTCCACGAAGGCTACCACTTGGTGGCGTGGGGGCATCCGACCGGCCGGTACATCTCGGGCCGTCCATTCCTCGCGAACGCGTTGGTGGCGACGCGGGCGATCCTGTTGGCGAAGCTGCGAGCGTTGGGGTTGCGCGGTGGACGCTAGACAGGCCATCGAGCGGAACCTGAACACGCTCCTCGGAGCGGACGCGACGCTGCTCTCGCTTGCCACCGGGGGAGTCTTCATCGACCCGGTACCGCCGGGCGCTGCGCGGCCGATGGTCGTCGTCGCCGTCCAAGCCCCCCAAGCCGACACGTACACCCTCCGCAAGCGCATAGAAGAGGTCACCGACTACCAGGTCAAGGCGATCACCGACGGCGAATCCAAGGTGGTCGGTCAGACGATCGCCGCGCGCATCGACGCCATCCTCAACGACGCGACGCCCACCCTCGAAGCCGGGTGGATCGTCCTCAACATCCGCCGCGTCCGCGCTGTCGACTACGCGGAGGTGCCTACCGCGACCGACCAGCCGATCCGACACCAGGGCGGCATCTACCGCTTCGAGGTCACCCAGCCATGACGACCACCGCCACCAAGTATCGAGCCCTCGCCGGCTTCAACTATCGCCCCGTCGCCAGCGAGGAGCACGAAGTCCGCGTCGAAGCGGATGAGGTCGTCCACCTCCCCGACCACGTCGTGAAAGAGCTCCGCCCGCAGGGCGTCGTCGAAGCTGAGAAGAAGGCCTAGTGGCGTTCGTTCATGGCAAGCAGGGCGCCGTCTACATCGGCGGGTACAACCTCACGAGCTACGTCGCGAAGCATGACGTGAAGGCGCAGAAAGACGTCGCCGACGTGTCAGTCCTCGGAGCCGCCAGCAAGGCGTACGTCGCGGGGCAGAGCGACGCGCAGATCAGTTTCGACGGGTTCTTTGACGGGTCTCCGAACGCGGTCATCGCGCGCCTGAACGCGCTCTTCAACGTCGACACGATGGACAACTGGCTCGTCCTCCCCCAGGGCGACCAGGCTGGAGCCCCAGGGTATGGCATCTCGGGTTGCGTCACCGACTATGAACCGTCGGGGGATGTCGGGTCGGCGGTCGCGGTGACGTTCACCGCCCAGTCCGTCGTCGATATCGACCCGGTCACCGTCCTCCAGCCCCTCGCCCTCCAGTCGGCCGGCGGCAACTCGGTCGGCCAGGACTATGGCGGCGGCGGCGCCCGCACGAACGGCCTCGCCTCCTACCTCGTCGTCACCGCCGGCACCGCCGTCACGACGGCGACGGTGAAGGTGCAGCACTGCACCACCCTCGGCGGCACCTACGTCGACCTCCTCACCCATACGGCGGTCGTCCAGGCCGGCATCCCCCTCAGTGAGCGGCTCACCGTCCCGGTCGGGACGACGATCAACGAGTTCATCCGGAGCCTCTGGACGATCACCGGCACCAACATCACCTTCCACCACTCGGTTGCACGCTTCTAGGAGGCGACGATGGCTTTCTCCCACGGCAAGAACGGCGTCTTCAAGATCAACGACACGGTGTCGCTGCGAGACATCTCGCAGTACGTGACGAAGGTCGACGTGAAGCGGAACAAGGACACCGCCGACGTCTCCGCCCTCGGCAACTCCAGCAAGGCGTATGTGGCGGGCATGAGGGACGGCCAGATCTCGATCGACGCGTTGTGGGATCCGACGCTGATCGGCTTCCTGAACACGATCTGGAACCAGGACGCGGCGACGGCGTTCGAGTGGGATCCAGCCGGCACCGCGACCGGCCAGCCGAAGCTGACCGGCAACTGCATCCTCACCGACTACGAACCGTCGGGCGACACCGGGTCGGCCGTCACGCTGAGCATCACGCTCCAGGTGACGGGCGGCGTCACGGACGGCACGAACTAGCCGATGCGCCACTCGGCGGTCAAGGGCCACCCGTACAACTTCAAGCGCCTCGAAGGCGCAGAGCCGTTCCGGGCGGCGACGACGGATGGGATGACCATCCTCCCCGAAGTCGACCCCAGGGGCGATCGGTTCATGCCCGCCGTCTTCGACCAGGGCCAGCTCGGATCCTGCACGGCGAACGCGGTCGAGGCCTGCTTCCAGCGCGCCTGCGGCCAGCATATCAACCGCAAAGCGCGCCGCCGATCCCGGCTCGACATCTACCTCGGCGAGCGGTTGATCGAGGGCCAGCCCGCCGATCAGGATACGGGCGCGTATGGCCATGACGGGTTCACCTTCTTGCAGCAGACGGGGGCTCTCCTCGAAGCCGACTGGCCCTACGACATCTCGACGTTCGCCGGCCCCGCGCCGGCAGGGCATCGACTGAAGCTCCCCGCGACGCTCCCCGTGCGCGCCGTCGCGCAGGACGAGGTTCAGATCCGTCAGGTGCTCAGCAACGGGCAGATGGTCGCGTTCGGCTTCACCGTCTACGACAGCTTCGAGGCGCCGGCCACGCTCCAGAGCGGAGTCGTCCCGATGCCGGGCCGGTTCGAGCAGGAGTTGGGCGGCCATGAGGTCGTCGCGGTCGGCTACCTCGCCGCGTATCCCGACCACGTCCTTGTCCGCAACTCGTGGGGCGCAGACGTCTACCAGGGGTTGGCCGGGGCGGATGTGCATGGCGGCGGCTACTTCCTGTTCCCGTGGCAGTACCTCCTCGACCCGAGCCTCGCGAGCGACCTGCGGACGATCGTCGTATGAAGCGCATCCTCCTCCTCGCCGCCCTCGCAGCCGCCGCCGTCCTCGGCACCGCCTCGCCATCGGACGCCGCTATCGGCTGCACCGTCGCCGGGAAGATCCCCGTCGTCAACAGCCAGGGCCACCTCAACACCCACTTCGCCGTCAACTGCACCAACGGCCAGGCGTGGACGGTGTTCGCGACGGTACAAGCAGACGTGAACGGCACATGGGGCCGCGCCGCGAACACGAACGAGATCACCGTCGCCAACTCGGGCGACAAGGAAGTCGAGGCGGAGGTTGAGACGGGCCAGTGGAGTTGCACGCCGGGACGTCTCTACCGCAGCCACGCCGTGCTTGAGAACGGCAACACCGACAACTCGTCGCCGGTCACGCTCTGTTGATGCGGTTCCTCGCAGGCATCGTTGTTCTCGTTGTTCTCGTTGTTCTCGTTGCTTGTGCCGCTGCCCATTCGGACGCCGCCACGAGTCTCGTGCCGAGCGTCAGGGGCGGGAAGTTCGAGGTGACGTGCAAGCCGAACGCGATCCCGCCGCAGGCGGTCGACCCGATCGTCGCGCCGGGCGTCACGAGCTCGCACCAACACACCTTCTTCGGCTCCAAGAGCGTGTCGAGCACGAGCACTCCCGCGACCCTCCAAGCGAGCACGGCAGGAACGACGTGTGTCCTCGCGGCGGATGGCGCGGCGTACTGGGTGCCGACTGCCTGCGATGGGCCATGCGTCGACGCGGCCGGCCTGCCAACCAAGGGGACGGATCCGGCCGATCCGATCGCGAACACCGTCAAGCCGGTCAAGATCTTCGCCTACTACTTCGGCACGCCCGGTGTGGTCGAGGCGCAGTACCCCGCCAACCTCCAGATGGTCGGCGGGAACGCGGCGGCGACCGTGCCCGACGCGCAGATGATCGGCTTCTCCTGCGGCAACGGCGGCTCCCACTCATCGCCGACCCGGAGCCTGCCCTACGACTGTACGGCTGCGAACGGAGTCAGCGGCTCGGATGGCGTCGTCGCGATCGTCAAGTTCCCCTACTGCCTCGAACCATCGGGCGGCGTCGAGTACGGAGCTGTGGTCGGCGGCGCGTGCCCCACAGGCGATTCGACGTTGGGCCAGGTTCAGATCCACGTCCACTACGGGTTGAACGCGACCGGCTACCAGACGGGGAGCCGCCTCAACTTCACGTCAGGCCCCGCCTACACGTTCCACGGCGACTGGCAGAACGGGTGGCAGCAGGCCAAGCTCGCCACCCTCGTCAGCGGCTGCCTCGACATCGACCACGACTGCGGCTTCCTCACCACGTCCAACCCCGGCCCCTGAAGGGACACCATGAAGCGACTCCTCACCCTCACCTGCACCCTCGCCACGCTCGCCGCGCTCTCGATCGCCGCGCCCGCCATCGCCTCAGCCGCATCATGCTCGCCGAGTGCGGCGGGCGGCGAGAAAGCGCCAGCCCTGTCCGGCCCCGGCATCGCCGAATCCGCGCTGGGCGGGTATAGCTGCACCGTCGCGTGGCGC